TTTTTTACAATAATGCCTGACTTACACTTCATTTTCTGGTCATCCCAGTAATTAATAAAGTCTTTAGTTTTTACAGGGGCTGGGCAGTAAAAACCTTGTTGTTGGTATTTTCTAGCTTCAGCATTAAATATCTGACTGCTTTCATCAAAACCATATTGACCAGGCTCTTTAAATAACTTAACCAAATAGTCTCTGAACTCTTCTCTTGAGTAAAAAGTAGTTAGATCCCACTGCCCATTTTCATAGGTTGGTACTTCTATATATGGTTTATTTTTCTCCAACTAGCTTGCTTATTTTCTTTTTGTCTCCACCTGTTTTGTGTAAGATTTCTATCAAAGTATCAATAGACTTACTTCTTAGAATACCAGGTTTAGTAGAGTCACTCCAATAGTCATTATAAAGTTCTCTAGGAATAGCTGCCCAGTTTTTATTATGAGCATTGTAGTGAAACACATAGTTGTAAAGGGCATAGTCTTTGTTTTCCATAAGAATTAATTTAATGTGGTTGCGGAGCCTAGAGTTGAACTAGGATTCCTGGGTTATGAGCCCAGTGTGCTACCGTTACACCACCCCGCGGTATTTTTGCTGTAAGGGGAGGATTTGAACCTCCAAGGATAAGAAACCCTATCCACCTCCGAGACAGGGAGGCACGTCTGCCAGTTCCGTCACCTTACAGTAGAAGTCCATGTAGGACCTATGATAGAAACTAGTTCTTCCTTGTTTTTAAATGGTACACGTTTATGTACACCAATAAAAGGAATCTTAGTTCCCTTCTCTAAAAGTTTATCATCATATATCAGACCTTTATCTACATAGTCTTTATGCCAAAGAACTTTAGGAGCATAAACACCAAGTATATAAAAGGTCTTTTCACAGTTATTATCCTTTGTTACAATAATCTGAGGATAACGAGCTTTCTTTTGTTTTACAGGATCAAGCTTCTCATATACTTGATCCGGTATAAAATCAAGCATTGGAGGATTAGCTACTCTATGCGTCTTTACTCCAATATGTAATCCTGCAGGTAATAAATCAGGGATATTCTTTTTTATATCATATGAAGTATCAGGATCTGTAAATTCTATACCTAAAAACTTCTCTACAGCTCTTTGCCCCATGTGCCCATTAGTACTTCTTTTCTCTAAGTAGTTGTCATCAATAATGTACTGAGGACCTGCGTCTCGTTTTTTATCTGACCAGTCTACAGAATATTCTTTTCTATAGTTATACTCCTCATCGGTTAGTACAACTTTATATGAGTCAGAAAGAACAGACTCTATTCTTTTATTATATTCTCTTATAGATACTATTGTCATTGGTCGTATGCTAAGTTTTGTCCTCCTCTTACTTGAGACTGCTGCTCTTCTTCCAGATCTCGTAGCGTACCTTTAAAACTTTGCCGGATAGCCTCAAACTTCGCGGCTGCATTAACAAGTGCTGTAATGTTACCGTCTCTACCGTGCTCAATCTCTGTGGTTTCCATATACTTCGCAAGCCTATCCAACATTGTCTTAATACCCATGTACGCTCTGTACGTGGGAGTTTGGTATAGTTTCTCACACATTCTAAGACCAACGACAATAAGGTCATCATCAGTGGAAAAGTCAGCATCAATCTCTTGAAGAATAATCTCTTCTTTCTCAGCTTCGGGTACATCAAAGAAGGGGTTTAGATCAGGGTTAGGGCAGGTCATGTAAAACAGATACGCATATATCCGCAAATGTTCATCTGGATATGAGTCCATAATATTTTTAAGAAACTTAAGAGTATAGCAGTGTTCACTTGCTGTTACCTTTCCGTTCTGTATATCAAATAATCTTATCATAATATTTTATTTACCAGGGTCTACCTGCTCTTGTCATAAGTTCAAGCCGGTATTCTTCTAGCCATTTTAAAAACTTTATAAACTTTTTCATTGTGGTATTAAATTTTCTCCTGCTGTTGGATTTCCGTAAACCTTTATATCATTTTGGTCTACTGTTCTTAGTTCTCCCGTGTGATAAAAGCGTACAATAAACTGAGGATTGCTATGTATTGACCCTGCTATCATAAACAAAGCCACACCATGACCAAGCTCACGAACTTCTACATCAAAAGGATTAAGTATTTCATGGATGGTTTGTACAATCATTGTTTAGCTTTTAACTTGTGACGATTATCTTCTAACCAATGCAGTAGTGAAATAACTTCTTGTTTTAAATAAGGCAGATCATACTGTACAATATCTTTTACTATGGGATCACCATTACTGTCAAGAGCAGTTATGGGATTACCAAACTTATCTTTATCAACTTCTTCAAACATGATGTGATGTATTGTCAAGCTTCCAAACTTTAATTTTGGATTATGCTTTAGTATCATAAACATGTAAGTACTAAGCTGTAAAGCGTAGTGATTAAGATTACAATCATCAAGATGGCTAACAGGAGGAAACATTTTTTGTGTTATGCCTTCCCAGTTTGTGTATCCTTCTACTTTAATTTCTTTATTGGTCTTGTAGTCTGTAATATGTACTTCTCCATTGACCACTTCTACTAGATCTGACTGGCCACAAATACCAGCAGACTTTAAATAAACCATATGCTCGGGATAGACTCCACTAGAAAGCTTCTGGTTTGGAGAATACTTAACTCCGTCTTTTTCTATGGGTTTTATAACAGGTATAACTACACCATGGCGTTCCATGGATTCTACTTCACATATATCTTTTTCTCTGCAGTTGTGATACCAGGTACCAAGACTTGTGGCTCTGTTTGCTTCTGACTTCCAGGCATCCTTGATTGCCTCAGGAGTCATACCATACCACTTTGATTTTTTACTCTTACTTGATTTTTCTGCTATCTTATCTGCTTCAAAAGGCTGTTTAAAGTTTGATATAAAAGACGTTACACTTAACCAGTCAATATCGTCTGGTTCTATGCTGCTGTACTTGTGATGTTGAGGGGTGAATGTTATTATCATGGGTGAATCCAATTGGGTTATTCATAGGGGTTGTAGATATTGCTTGAAGTACTTCTTGAGGACTATGAAAAGTTGCGTAGAACCTTCCAGAGAATTTGTCAAACACTACGGATCTGTGTTTGCTAATCTTATTTTTACTATTGACGTACTCTTCTATAGAACTAATACATTCTTTCTTAAACCATTTCTTTACCTTAATCTGTTTGACAAGAACTTCTTTCTTTTCTGGAAATAAATCCCCGCCTTCCATCTTTTGATAGATAGTCTTGGTCTTGTAGATTGAATGAACCACTTCTAGTTGTATAGAATCATGCGGAATCAAATGCCTAACTTACTTTTTAAAAAATCTTCTTCAGCCTGAGTTATTTCAGCTTTCCATTTACCTAAAGGACAATCTGAAGAAAGTGATCTGGTTTTAAATGCAAGAGAGCAGCCACATCCTCCTTTTGTCTGATCACAACATGGAGTTGTTCCTGCAACAACACAACCAGCATCTTTTTCTGTAAACAAATCACATTGCCGGCAGATGCTCATTCTTTCTTTAGCAATCTGCTCTACATCCTCTTTCTTAAAGATTGAGTTTGTGATACCTTCAAGTATCTGACCCTTGCTCTTCCATATTCGGATCACGCTTTCTTTTAGACTCATAGCTTGTTCGTTTATGCATTTTTATAAACTCAGCTCTTTGTTGCTCTTCCTCCATTATTTTTTTAAGATTCCTTAGATCATAAAGCGTTTCTGCTGTTTTATAACGAGCAGTCATTTGCTGAAGACCTTTTTGCTTGTTGTTCTCTTCAAACTTCTCAAGCATTTGTATCTTATCATCCAGCTTCCAATGCTTTATCACAAAATCTCCAAGATTTGTGACGTGCACTCTGGAATGTTTAAGTGCACTAAGACTTTTCCTTACTTCTTGCCAGTAGTATGACACAATAGTTTCAACAGCATCTGGACTCAAGCCCGTCTGCTGTGCCACTTCAGGTATAAACTCTTTAGCTTTCCTGGGTCGCAACGCAGAGGAATTTAAAATCCAATAAAATGTTTCCTCGTGAGCTGACTTTCATATCAGGATTGATATATATCTTCTTCTTGTTCTTTCCCTCTTTCTTAATCAAGTTTTTCTTTTCAGCTTTTGTAAGACAGTTTCTTACAGATTGAGTAGAAGAAAATATCTTCTTCTCAAAAGCCTTGCTACAAAAACTTGTAAGTTCTTGATCTCCTTCTATGGCAAGAAGAGTAAGACAGTTCAGATCTGCTTCACTAACTGGTATGTCATACAGGTAACAGTGCGTAAGAATCTGATACTTGACAGCTTGCCAAGTATTCATTCTTACTCTTTTTTCCACCTGATTAACTAATGCCATTACAGTTCTATTTTAAAACTCATATAATCTTCCCCGGTGTTATGCCAGTTTTTATGTAGAAGTACGGGGACTGCTCCTAGGTTTTCAAAGATGTGCCAAGATGCTCCTTTTCTTGCTTCACCAGTTACGTACTCTTTTTTCATGTCCTTTGCATATTCAAGGACAGTAGATATTAGATCGTATCCTAAACCTTGACCTCGGTGAAGAGGGTGAACAGTAAAACTATCAATATGAATCACGTTATCTGAACTCCACGTCATGATAGCTTCTGCCACTAAATACTTTTTATCTTTGAACCAGATGCCTTGACACTCTTTACTTTCATTGAGCATGTATAGCTTATACCGCTCATCCCATCTTAGTTCTTTAGGATGCTCACGTTCAAACACCATCGTTTCACGGTAGTCTCTGAGCTTATAGAGCGTGGTCATTACTTTTCTTTTTTCAGACTCCGGACTTTGGGCTCATCAGACTCTTCTTCTTGCTGCTGTGGATTAGTAATTTGTGCTATAAAAGCAAGTGCTTTGAGCTCTTCTGCTCTGGCTACTGCAAGTGCAGTATTCATTTCTTGAAGTTCAAGCTGTACTTTCTTTACCTCAATTTGTTCTTGAAAGAAAGAAATAACCTCTTCTTTGGTTGGAGCTTTTTGCTCTTCTTGGGTTGTGGTGTTTTCTGTGCTCATTTAGGGTTGGTTTTAAAAATTAAGATCCTCAGACTTTCCTGGATCAGGGTCTGCGTTATATAACTGAAAGATTGTTTGAAACTCTGTATAAGGTGTATCTATGATATAAGTATCCCCGTGATCAGTAAAGACAGTAGTGCATCCACTAACAATCTCTTCCTCATCATCAGTAGTAAGTTTACAGGCAATAACAATATCTAGATGAAATGCAAAGGGTAACCATTTACCCTTATCCTGGATTCCCATAAGGTCTGCCTTGTCCAGGTCCATAGTATGGCAGTGGATGTTACAGGTGTGTATCATAAGGTCGGTTTTTGATTAGGTCTACACTATAATATACCTAAAAAGTTTAAACTCTCCAAATTTACTTCATAGTTCTACATATTAGTTACTGACTTTTCAACAGATGTGAAAAAGCGACAAAGATAACGCAGTAAGAGGTGGTTTAGTTTGTGCAGTGCCTTAACTACAAGTTACCGTTTAGTAACAAATAATGTAGAAGTTGGTGAATCACTAAATTTCATACTTATTGTAGAGCATAAATGCCTCACGAAAAAACTGTATAGAGTCCTCTACATACTTAAGAACTAAGAGTCCGTTATTAGACAGTTTGTAGGTAACTCTTGGGGGTATCTCGCCGTCTCCAAGGGTAATAATACACTCTATGCCCCACTTATTGTGCAGGATAGATCTTTTAAATTTTATTATATCATGTATTTCCTTGGTTATCATTTAGAACGGACCCAAGGTAATCTTATACAGACAGAGTACCCATGATTACTTTCAGGTAACTAAGTGACCAAATAGTACCTAATACAGTAAATAGTACCCCCGGGTACTTTCTAGTTAAACTATACCCCCGCCTCCTAACTGCTTAACTGACTTAACTAGCCTAACTACGGTACCCTAAATCTTGTATACAGGAGGGGGTGATGGCCCGCCCATACAAACTACCCCACCAATAAATTGGGCCGGGGTAACCCCCGTAAAACCCAATTCATTGGCCATGAACTCGTTACACAAACTCGTTCAAGCCAAGCTTGACTCAGCCGTAAACGGACTGACTTTCAAGCTTGCAGATTTGGAGATCGGAGATCCTTCCAAATCCGGAAATATTGGTTTCCGTGTCACATGTGACAACGGCAAACAAATTTCCTTCTGGTCTTCCACTATGGAAGACGTTGTGGAAGAAACCTCTGAAGGTGTCTTCCGCGTCAGGCCGAAAGTCCGCATAGCGGAAACGGCTGACGAGTTCGGCTATCACGGGTTGATACCCGCGGATGCCGAACAGGGCGGATACTGGAAGAAATAATCTTCCGTATCCACCCAAAGGGGACAAGTGTCCCCTTTTTTTTGCGTATCCTTTTCAATCCCATTTACTCAGGTCTTAGCATTTACAGCCTGGTAGGGATTGATTATATACCGTAGGAGTTAATCACTCTAAAAATATGCTGGTCTTCACCGCCAGTGGAACTGTTGTACTCGTCACAGGCATAGCTGCTCTGATGAGTTTAGCAGAAGACTTACGTAGTGCGTAAGGTCTTAACCGGTTCTAACAGCGTTATCCGGAATCCCTAGGAATAAAACGCTGATTCACAAGTACTTGTGTGACTGTTTGTCTGTGGTAGTCAAGCAGTCACACCTTTCTCTATCTTTTTCTACCACCTATTCCGTAGAACTTTTGGCCGCGGATAAGATGGCTATAACCCTGGAGACTAGGCTATTGAGGATCTACAGTTAACACTCATATTGTCTGATGTATCAGAAGTGTTCTGCCCTTTACCTAGTCTTACGGTTATATATGGGGTTTACCATTAAACAGCTATGTATGGGCAGGAGCTGTACCAAACTACCTAGAATTGTGTTGACTAGGTAGGCCTTACAGACACAGCGGTCTAGCATATACCGCAGACATATATGCTACTATTTAGGGTTATTGGTAAGCCTTTGAAACCATTCAGTTCTTTCAGTGTCCTGCAAAATAGAATACACTGAGTTTATGTCTTTAACCTAAGTTCCCTGTAAAGGGTTGCTGGGCTTGTAGGTCATCCAGCGTAATGCAAAACAGCCTTCTGATGATACTAAGACGTATCTACCCTAGAAGCGGGGTAAAAAGAGTGGATATAATGCGAAGTGAAACCACTCTTTCTTCTTTGTAACCAATACCTAATCATATGGCTCTGTATAAGAATCAAGGTGACCCAGCACTCACCTTAGCCGAAGAATGTGCTGAAGTAATTCAGGTGATTACCAAGCTATACCGTTTTAACGGTTCTTGGAATGAGATACCACCCGGCAAAGATTACACACGGTGGCAGGAACTTAAGTCTGAGATGTCAGATCTTATTGACGCCTGGTCTCACCTCTA